ATTTACAGCAGTATTAAATCCACTATTCTTATCTCCAAACGTACCTTCATACTGGAAATAACCACGGCCTGCTCCGTCTTGTTTACCTGTTTTTGTAGTCTGCCTTACGTTTTTTAACTTAGACTCATGCCATCCTACTTTTAAAGCCAACTCCATAACTTCATCAGGAGTACCTCCTTTAGTAGAAACTACAGTTTGTATAACATTATCTAAAGGAGCAGCCTCACCAGCTTGTGCTTCGGTTGTAAAGAAAGAACCTACGGAATCTACTACACTAGCAAGAAAACTTTCAGCCTTATCAGCAGGTATTCCTTGTTCTGTCGCTGTAGAAACAAGATTTTCTTTTACTGTTTCATCTTTAAACATATCAGTAAAAGCGTTCATAAGGTTTACTTCACCAATTTCAAAGAAAGGTTTTTCTTCCACTAAATTAGCTTCGTCAGCTTCTTGTGCTTCAAATCTAGCCATGTCTTCTAAGTTTAATCTAGCAACATTCTCAGCAGCAATATCAGCATCTTCTTCAGAAATACCTAACATCTTATTAAGATTAGTACGTACTACTTTAAGAGCTTCTGTCTGTTCTGGCTCAATACCAACACGTGCAGTGATCTCCTCATCAGATAAGTTAGGTAACTCAGCTAAGTTAATTGTAGTGTATATCTCAGCGTTACGATCCATGTTAATCTTTTTGTTAGCTTCTAGTCTTAGACGCTCTTGTATCATACCCTGAGATAACGTATCTAACTCTGAGAAAGCTACTGTATCAATAACAAAAGCTGGTAGTCCACCATCTTGATCTAACACAACAACATCTACAGCATTGGGATTAGAAGGATTAACCTTTATACTAAGACCTGCACCTTCTCCACGTATATCTCTGGCTAAAGCACCAACTTCAGGAAGTAACATAGACTCAGCTAGGTAAGTAGATACAGCACCTTCTTGTCCTGAGAACTGTTTAATATCTGTATTAAGAAGAGGTATAGCAGTTTTAATACCATTGGTACTTTCCACAATAAGCCAATCATCATTCAAGTAATTAGCTGCTATATCCATGGCTTTCTCGACATCCATGCCTTCTGCCATAACCAAAGCTTGTACAACATCTTTATACTGAGTTAGTACTTCTTGTGGGTTTGTAATATCCTCAAACTTTGAGTCATCCCACCAAGCCCAACCTTCTGTATTATCAATGATGTCTTGAATTTTTACCTTAGAACCTTTTTCTTTAAACAGTTGTCCTTGAACAGCATTAAGAGCTTGATCAAATTCCCTGCCCATTGGACCTGTCATGGTTTCTAAAACACGCATACGTAGTAAATCATCTTCTTTTAGAGTACCGCTACGTTTAGTCAAACCACTAGAAAAACTTTCTACAGTACGATAAGCTTGGAAGGCTTGTGCAGCCATCTGTTTGTCTTCATCTGTATTACCTGTAGTTAAGGCATAAGCTCCGCTGTTAATAGCGTTCTTGTACTCAGTAGGTAATACTTGAAAGGGTGTGTAAAACTCTTCAAAGGCATTAGACCAATGTTCTTGAAAGATTGCTTCAGGAGTAATATCAGGATCAAGTTCATCTTGTTCAGCTAAAGATACTTCTTGTAGTGCATCTGCAAAAGCTAGTTCTTGCTGTAATTTTAGTGCATTATCTGCTTCGTAAGTTCGCATTACATCATCAGCAGTAATCTTAGTTTCTTTACCAGTGACAGGATCAGTAAATACTGTGCCTATCCCAAGCACACCTTGTTGCTTTGTAGAAGTATAACCCTCTACCCTAGAACTTAAAGCACTTTGAAACCTTGCATCTTCTCCTAGCTTTGCTTTCTTTTTTGCAAAAGCTGCTACGTTGGCATCAATTGTATTAAAGTCTTTAGCGTACCTATCAATACTTCTTAGAGACTTGCCATCCCTAGTTTGAATAGCGTCTACAAATTTAAGATAGTTTGTTCTGCCTCTTTTAGATTCCACTAGAGCAGTAGCTATTACTAAATCATTAGCTCTACGATAGTCATTACCAGTAACAACTACGTGTTGATTAAAGGCATCAACCATAGCAGGAACAACTTGATCATCCTCTGCTACACTACCTGCTCTTCTAATTGTATCATTAAACTGTTGATCCTGCTGCTCTATATTACGCTTACGCTTTTCAGGACCGAAGTTATTAAACATAAACAAAAGTTTATCTTGGTCAACTTTTTGATCAAAGGCTTGTAAAACAAGAGGATTAATCTGTGCTTCATCTAAATTCATTCTATAGTCAGAGTAATGCCTTGATACTCTTTCGGCTGCTTCCTCAGTAGATAAGGACAACCAATTATTTTGATTATTAATCCAGTCTTCTTTTAGTCTAGCCGTTAAATTAATTGCAGCCATCTCAGCTTGATGCTGTTCATTAGCTCTCTTACCGTTAAACTCATCACGTTCTTGTTGTGCTTTTGCTTTCTTTGCTTCTTCTTCCATTAAATTAGTTAATGGTGAAATAGCGTTAAGAAATTGAGATAAGGGTGAGGGCTGTACTATTGGTTTCTCAGGGGATACATAAGTATCTACAGGTCTTGCTACTGGCGTAACCTCTGTAGGAGCGTTAAGCTCACCTACCATTACTCTTTGTTTAGCCATTTGTTTCCCCTATAACACAATTTCTTCGCCAGCACTTATCCATGATGAAGTAGGCCCAACAGGAGAAAAAGCTGCAGTTTGACTGCCAAGCTTATCACCACCACCAAAAATATTACTAAAAATATTGTCTGTTTGACCACCAAACTCTATTTCTGCTGCAATAGCAGAAGAGGCAGTGTTTAATATAGCCATACCTAAACTTGGTTTTACACCACGTTGAACACTTCTAATTCTTTGTAACATTTGAGCGTTTAGTCCTAGCTTCTGTACTTCTATGTCACTAAAGATAGCATCAATTTGTTGGTTGTAAACATCAAGTCCCTTGAGTTTATCAGACTCAGCTTGCGAAAGTTTTATAGCTTCGGTCTGTCCTGCTAAACCTGACTCACCACCAGCCGTTATCATAGTGCCTTCACGTTTTAAAGCAGCAATAGCTAAGTCTTGCTTTTTCTGTGAATATTGATCGCTAAACTGAACAGCACGTTTTTGTAAGCCTTGGATTTGTAAGTCTCTAGCTTGTGCTGCATTAATTCTGTTTTGCTGGTAGTAAGCTTCTTGTTGTTTAGCTTTATTAGAAGCGTCTATAAAACCGCCTATTCCTTTAGCGACTGATAGTGCTGTCATAATACCCATATTATATCCTCACAAATTCTAAGAAGGTCTTGTTACCAACACCCCACGTGTCGTGTCTCTTTATAAATACGCATCCTATATACTTTAACCAGTTTACTGCTTCTGTGTACTCAGCGTCACAAGCATTGGTTAATACTGGATACTTCTTGTTTAACCTCTTAATCCATGGAAGAGACTCACGTGCAAATTGCCGCCAACCTTTTTTTAGTGGAGGGGCTGTAAGTAGCCAAGGCATACCTGTCATATCGTCTATACCAACTATACCATACATACCAGCTAGTTCACCTGTCTTTGTTACTACAATAGTCCAACATTCTTCTGAGTGATCAAAGCCTTCTTGTAATGCTACCTTAACACTGCCATGTGAGGCTAGTACTTCCTGTGTATCTTCTGGTCTTAAGTTTGTTGCCAGATGATCTACATCAGCCTGTACACTTGCTCTCACATGTAATGTCATTATAGTCTCCTTGAACGTAAGACAAAGAACCCTTCCCACTCTGCTGATTGAAAAACGCAAGGTAGGGGGTTATTACTTTCTAATGTAATAGTCACTGAATTAGATTTACCTAGCACACCAAAACGATACGTACCAGACTCAATAGCAGCACGATTAAGAATATTAGCACCACTACCTACTACACGGCCTGTAAAAGTACGCACATACGGTGTACGTTTAAGAGGCGTTACGGTTACATTAAAGAAAGCTGTATTGTTATAAACAACAGCATAGTTTCTTAATTGTAATTGTCCAGTAGTAATAGGTTTGTTATCTTGCTTTAGTACAGGCTCAGAGAATTGGTATTTAAAGGTAAACGGAATACCAGCAAAGACTTTCTCAGAGTTAGCTAACTTTGCAGCTACCTCACTAAGTAAAATAGTTTCTCCTGTTTGATCTACATATATTACATTAGAGTCTACATAAGGTATAGCAGTAAGTCCACCTGTTTCTAACATTACTCTTCTATCTAAGTGGATAGAGAAGTTACCTGTAGTATACACTGTAGCACTATCTACAGACAAATTGATCTTTTCTAAAAACAAGTTGTTACTACGTTTAATTAACAGAAAGACATCAGCTAGATTAAAAGATACACCTATTACATCACCATCAAATACCCAACGTGACCATGAAGACTGTAGTTTTTCTCTACCACTCCAGTAATAACGATACACATAAATAGCTTTAGGATCGTCAGCAGCCTGTGCAATAAGCATGTCCTCATTAGAGGATGTTTGAATGTTTGTTATGACACCCTTAAGATACTTAGGTACATGCGCTGTAATCTCTGTAGCATCATTAACATCGGTGTCAGTATCTACAAAGTATTCCCACATCCCTGAAAAAGCACCGCGGTTGCTAGAAAAGTATACATACTTACCAGCTTGTGATGGCTTGGCTATAAGACTAGCTTCAAACTCAGTAGTACTAGCTACGTTAATAGTTTCAGGAGTAAGAATAGGATCAGCAGTAACTTTAAACTGTGTTAGATCAGAAAAGAGTAAAAGTGCTTCGTTAAAAGGTACAGCATGTTTAAGGATGCTGACTTTATTAGAGGACACTGCTACGTCAATAGGGTCACTGTCTACAATAGCTAGTACTGACTTACGGAAAAAGTCAAACTCTACAAACTCACCTGCCCTAGCAAAGATAACATTTTCATCAGCTAGTAAACCTAGTCTGTTACGATGAAAGAAGATATCAGCAATAGTATAACCTATAAAAGAGGGGAAGGGGTTTGTATCATCGTTGCCTACTTTACGGTCAGCATAAGTAACTTGATCAAACTGAAAGTCACCACTAGGTAACTTTGATAATTTATGTGGAAGGGTAGCAGCATTTAAGTCAATAAGGGTATTAGGTTCTGTTGTTTCTTTCCACACACCGTCACTAAATTTAACATAGTAATCATCTTGTGCTTTTTGATTATCACCTGATACCTCAATAACAAAATCATTTGGTCCCTCAACAGGGAGCTTCTTAAAGTCTGGTGTTTCATCCTTGAATACAAGCAGGTGTTCGTTACCATGTGAGTCACCTACTTCTACTTGGAAGTCTGTGGCATCGGTAGACTGAATGTGGATTACTGAGCCATAGCGTGTAAATGTTAGACCACTGATAGCATTAGCATTAATTATGGTTGGGGAGCCTTCATAGTAGTTAGTATCAACAGTAGTAGCTGAGAAAGTATTTAAGTTCTCAGCAATCAAGTCAGTAGACGCACCACGCTCTGCATTTTGTGTATCAGTAGTAGTATCTTGAGTAGAAGACTTTGTGGCAAATTCCACTGTCTCTGTAGTTACACCTTTAGTAACCTTTAGTCTATATGTAGAAGAGTAGTCAGCCTGACGTACATATACAAGAGCCTCAGGGTTACGTGTAGGACTTGTAGCAGTGCCTTGGGCTACTGTTGTGTTCTTATTTACAATAAAGGTTGTATCTGCAATGGATACAGCAGCCAACTCTAAGCTAGGGTTAGTCAATCCATTCAAATAAGTAGCAGCATTATTGGTAACAGTCTTAGACACACCGTCTTTGTCAAACACCCTGATAGTACCAGCCGTGTCTACTACCATAGAGTAGAACTCATTTTCATCCCTACGGATAGTATGGATAAAAGCTTTATCCAAATCAGAAATAGTACCTAGATCAGCAACATGCTCAGAACTAGGACGCTTAGACAATCCTGTTACCACGCTAGACAGAGCGTTCTCTTGTAGTTCTGCTTGTGTAGATAGACGTAGTGATGGTGGCTGTTGTGATACACCGTTTATAAGGTTAGGGATAGATTGACTGATGAGTGCCATTAGATTGTTCTCCGTCCCTGCCTATCAATAATGCTAAAGGTATCATAGTTGTCAAAGATGTTATGGTCATCAGTAGCTTTATCAAAGTCTTTTAATTGTACTAAAGCCTGTTCTTCATCTTTTTCTTGAAAAGTATGTAATGTGTTAGAACCTACTACACGATCTTGAAAGACGCGAGCAGCGCGTAGTACAATGTAACGCTTTGCTACTTCTGGTAGATCATCAAATATTAACTGTACTACTATATCAAGCGCAACGCTTACACCGATAACAAAAGTATGATTTACTCTGTCGTACATTTTTAAACCACGCTGTACAAGATTAGGCGCGTTGGCCTTTAGCGTAGCATCTGCTCTAAGAGTATCAGCAGGTAGAAGTATTTCACCTGCTAGTGTCTGAGCAAAACTTTTATTTAATTCTGTATTAAAGTGCCAGCCCATAGACTGTACTTCTCTGTCAATAGTATTTAAAATACTTTCTGCAATCTCAGCCTCAACCAATCCTGATGACAAACTGCTTACTGGTGCTTCACCAATGGAAGATAGCATTGTATTGACTGCATCTAGTTTACTTGTTCCTGCCATTTAACTACCCTTTACCCATTTTTTAGACGATGATTTTGTCTTGGATGGGTCCCATTTAGTTTTTGCAGCCCAATACGCTGCACTCGTTTCGCCTTTAGCAATATTCTTTTTATGGCGATTTTCAAATGCGTTGCGTTGACCTACTGTTTGATTGGTCTTAACACCTTTTTGTCCATACCTTACTAACTTTGGTTTATCTTTAGTACCTATTAACACCGCATGAGACTTAGAGGCATTGGGCGTTCTTTTAGGTATCCGCAGACCCTTAAATGTTTCTCCTGCGTGTGTAATAGCCATTACTTTTTCTTTCCATACTTAGCCATGACAGCAGCTACCTGCTTCTGTGGCATACCACCAAAGGACATCTTCTTGCCTGTCTTCTTAGCCGCAGCTTTAGCTTGAGAAATACCTTCCTTAGTGTACTTATATTTTTTACCTGCAACTTCTGGCATATTATTCTCCAAAGTAAAAAGGGAGTAGCCGTTAAGCTACCCCCAATATTCTTAGACCTCTACAAGACCAATACATGATGCAGGACGCAGGACGTTATGCCCCATTGCGTACTTAGCAACCATGAGTGTGCCTTGACGGTTGATCTGGTACTCAGACTCCATGCCCAAGTCAAGCAACTTGACAGTAGCAACAGCTTCTGGAGTGAAGACAAAACCACGGAACTTAGCAGCTTCTGCAACCATGTCGCGTCCGTCTACAGCAGCAGTCGGAAGATCATAGTGAGTAGTGCGTCCAGAACCAGCAGTGTTTGCTAGTGGCTGGTTGTCAATTGTCTCACCTTCATTTGGGTTAGCAGTAACAAGGCTCTTGTACAGCTTAGTAACGTCAGCATGGTTTGACATGATTACAGGAATACCTGCAATTGATGGAACCATACCTGAAGATACTGCACCGTTACCACCAAAGTCACGGTTCATGTATGTCAGCTTTGAGCCATCAGTTACATCCATCAGTGCATAGTACTGTGCTGGTGGAAGGACAACAACTGCGTTGTCTGATGGTACGTTAGCAATGTCCATTGTCTTCTTGGCATCAAAGATAGCTTTAGCCAGCTTTGCAGGGTCAAGAGAGTCAGCAGTAGCTGTACCAATGTTGACATTAGATGTGAAGTCTTCTTCGGTGAAGGCTTTGTAGTCTTGGATAAGACCAGCAGCGGCTGTGGCATTAGTTGCCAGCGCAGCTTTAACAAGCATACGAGCTACGTTCCGATCAGCTTCGTTAGCCAGTGCAATACCAGCTTCCTTTGAGTAGATTGAACGTACATCGTAGTGGTTGATTGCTTCGTCAATGTTGGCAATGAACTGGCTTGAGATAAGCAAGTCGTCAATTGTGACGATACGCTCACCTGCACGAATAGCCCCACCTGTGATTTCGTTTCCGGGCGTCAGGTATTCAGCAGTTGCACGGCCTGTCATTGGGAATGAAGCAGACTTACCCTTTGAGATTGTGCGAGTACGCACTTTATCCATAAGGACTTTCTTTTCCTCATAAGCTGTTAGGACTTCTCCTGCATACAGCTTGAGGAACAGGTCACGAACGTCACCTGTAAGGTTATTCTGGCCTTGAAAGCTTACGCTATAGGCCGGATTTGAAGCAGCTTGTGCCATTTTTAATTACTCCTTAGTGAGTATAATGTTGAGTTGAAATACACTCTGCATTACACTACATCCTTTCTCCAAGATTGTCCCTCGCAAGGGGTCAGGGGTAATCGTTTGTTATGTTTAGCTTCGTGTTAGGGATATAGTCCCTTCTAGGCACACCGTAATGTAACTAGAAGGAAGGGGGAACTCTTATACAATTCCCCCCACCCCATGCAACAATGTTAAAACAGACTAGACTTGGCTAACTTATCAGCAACCTGCTGTCTGTAAGCGGGATCTTTGTCGTATCTGGGGTCACGCATAGCAGCAGTTAATTCTGCATTGCTTTCAAACTTCCCGCCAGAGGACACAGAGCCTGTCTGTCCAGTAAGGAGACGAGGTTCTGCCTCAGAACGATAACGAGCATTAAGACCTTGGATCGCTAACTTAATTTGATTAGTGTCACGCGATCCCATTGTTGAGTTAAACGCATCAATTTCATCAGGGGGTAGATTATCTGCTGCCCACTGTACTAGTTCTTGATACTGTTCTGCACCACCTACTAGGTTGTACATACTAGATTGGACTTGTTCAGACAAAGCGTTCTGTCCGTCAATCCATGAGTCAACTACTGCCTTTGAAAAACCAGCCTCAGCTAGTGCTTGATAGGCATCTTCAGTTAATCCACCTAGCTCTTCATATTCCTGTTGGAACGCATCAAAGTCTAGGCCATTTGCATCTAGTGCTTCAGCAATATCAGAAGGAGTAGCATCTGCTACCTGCTCTTCTGTTACTTCTGACTCTTCTTCTTGCTGAGGTTTACCTAGCTTACTCTCTAATGCAGAGTATGCCTTAGCCATGTCCTCAACTGAATTAAATTTCTCAGGTAGCCACTCAGGACGCTCAGGGTCTTGTTGACTACCTTCTACTTTAGCCAGCATAGCATCTACATGCTCTTGCGACTCAGCAGGTTCTTCTTGATAAGTGTTAATAGTGTCTGCCATTATTTACCTAACCTTCTACAGCCCCTTTAGCTACTTGCGGAGCAGCACTTTGTGCGATCTGCATAGCTGCTTGAGCTTCCATCTGTTCTTGTTGCATTTGTTGTTGCATCATTTGTTCTTGTTGTTTCTGCTCAGGTGACTTAATAAGTCCTGAGGTATCAATACCAAGTGACGCAGCTAGGCGATCAATATAATCACCTAAGTTCATCTCACTCTGAATAACTTCTGGCCCCAGCGGTTGAAGATATTGTAAGAAAGTTGCTAGTTTATTTAAGTCTTGTCCACGGCCTAGTGCCTCAATGCCTGTTACTACTGTAGGCTTAACGCTATCCTTAGGCATACGTGGCATCTTACCTTGCTTAGTTAATGACTCAAGCAGTAAGTTGATTAGTGGTAGCTGAAACTCCTGTGATAGAATAGAGTATACTCCACCAAGGGCTGTCTCTAGTTCCTGTGCCATGAAGCGTACTTCTTCTGCTGTCACACGCTCTGCTGATCGTTGTACAGAGGAGTTTAACAGAAAGGCAGCACCAAGTCTATCGTTAATCATACGCATAGTCTCTAGTGAAACACGGAAGTCACTACCTTTAGCTACCTGTAGGGTAGACACATCATTACTGTCGCCCTGTAGGAACGCACCATTAGGTGCAGCAGCTAAGTCTTTACTTTTTGTAGTACCATTAGGACGTACAAGGAACAACACCTTAGCTGAAGCTGCACTACCTTGTACAATAGCTTTTGTTAAAGCCTCAAGGCTACGTAAATCGCCAATGTATTCTTCAATAAAGCCTCGCCCATAGTCTTCACCATCAATACGGATAAACCGTAGTGGAATAAAAGGGCTTTGGTCTAACTTAAATTTACCCTTAGTCTTCTCTATAGTCATACCAGCTACTTCCTGCATGACTTCGTATCTGTTATCCACACGCTTAAGGCATGTATACAAATCATAGCTCTTAACAGGAGTATCTGATGGTGGGATCATGTCCTTTATTTCATCAGGTAGTGTAGATGGAGCCATAGACTCCTTGGTAATAATCTCTAATACATTACCCATAGTGTCACGCTTAGTGCAGTAACGGTCAGGACGGAATACTTTCATTCCCCCTTCTTTGGGCATGTAGACAAGAGCATTACCAGTAACGATAAGTAACTTGAGTGCCTCAAAGACTGGCACACGAATAGCCTTACCTTCAATTTCTTGCATAGCAGCACGTTCAATACGTGCAAGTCCTTCTTCTACCTGACCACGATTTGCACCTGCTAGTTGTTGCAAGTCAAAGTCATCAATGGTTAGACGAAAGAATGGACTGTTAGGTGGGAGCAAGGCAAGCAATAGCTTTGATGCTAGGTTGTTTACACCTCTTGCTCCAATACCCTGATAGGGAGTAGCATAAATAGAAGAACTACTATGACCTTCCTCTGGTAAAAGAGTAGGAATAGTAAGCCTTGCTGCTTCTCGCCCTCGTTCTAGGAACGTGTCTCGTTCACTTTCTAGTTGGCTGTAGCGTTTAGCTACTGTACCTACGTCTTGTTCCATGTGTTATTCCTTATCCATAATCTTGCTTTTATACTTTTTCATACGCTCACTTTGTTCAATGATAGGAGCAGATGAAGTAGTATCAGGCATCATGTCAGTAGGTTTAGCGATCTTTTCTTTTTCATCATCAGCATCTTTGCTTATGAGTTTTTTAACTTCACTTGTGTTTACTGTGAAAGCACCCATATTAATCTCCTATGAGACAGGGATGTTTAACCCTGAACCACCTTCACCACCTACGTTAGCAGAACCACTTTTAATAACCAAGGCTTTTTTACCTTTTCGCCTACGTCCCATTTTACCAGCGTCTGTTTCTACCATAGCTTCAACCTCTTCACCCACTGGTCTAGCAGCAGCAGTAGAGGCTGCAGCAGGTGTAGGTGCTGGTGCTGGTGCTGGTGAGGATCGTTTAAAAAAGCCACCCATATTATACCC